TTATGATTGGCATTGTGATGGTTGGGATAAACCGTACATAAGAGAAGATACAAACGCACCTGATCACGGAAAAATAAGAAAACTATCTTTAGTTGTTTGTCTATCAGATAAAAAAGATTATGAAGGTGGAGACTTTTGTTTTCAATTTAGAAACTCGGCTAAATCTGATGTTGAAACTGTAGTTAAAGAAATTAGGACTAGAGGCACTATTATAGTATTTCCATCTTATTTATGGCATAAAGTAAAACCAGTAACTAAAGGTACAAGATATTCTTTGGTAATGTGGGTGTATGGGTATCCATATAAATAAAATGTTTAATAATTGGAATCATAATCAATATATTAATATTAAAAATTTTATGGCAGAAGAAGATTTTAAAAAAATAAAAAAAGATTTGGTAAAAAATTTTAATAAACATCCTCATTCTGATAAATTAAAATCAGGTAAACAAACTACTTCTAACTTACATAAAGTATTTACTGACACACATTGGAAAAAATATTTTAAAAAATTAACAGATATAATGACAGATATCGGCAAAGATAAATTATACAAATGTTGGGCTTTAAAAGTAACTAAGAATCAAAAACAATTTTTACACAAACATCCAGAAAATAAATACACAAGTATATTTTATGTGTGTAATCATAATTATGCTTTAGGGACACGGTTAGTAGATAATAATGTTGATATAATTATTCCAGGGCACGAAAATTCTATATTAATTTTTGAGGGCACTATTGTGCATGATGCAGTTTTTCCTACAGAAAAAATTAAAAAACCAAGGTATACTTTAGTAACAGATTATGAATAAAGATTGGATAGTACAAACTAAAATAGATATTAGCACTATAAAACTTATTATGAAAGATATTGTAGGAATTGAAGTAGATGTAGCACTAAAAAGTACCAGAGGTTTTAACTGTAAACAATTTGATTTATTTAATCAAAGATTTAAATTTAAAAAAGTAATTAATTTAATTAAAAGTGAACTTTGTAAATTAGATAATAAACAATATAATTTACTATCAGCATGGACGGTTATAGGCCAAGAAAATAATTATCATTTAGTCCACAGGCACAATAAACCAACAAACCATTTAGCTACAGTTTTATATTTAAAAATGCCTCCAACAAATAATCTACATCAATCAGGAGAATTTTATTATTTTTTAAAAGACGGTAATAAAATAACCTGTAATAATTTTTTACCTGAAGAAGGAACTTTAATAATTATGCCTGTTCATATATTACATGGAGCCTACCCTCAACCAAAGGGCATTAGACAAACTTTAAATTTAGATTTTGAAGTATTAGATAAGGGCAGACCGTGAATAAATTTAAAAAAAATAAATATTTAGTTGTAAAAAAAGTAATAGATACAAAAGTAGCAGATTTTGTAAAAGACTATTTAATTCTTAAGAAAAAAGTTGCTGAAACTGTTACTAAAGCAAACAATGGAAATAAAATACATCCAACTTATGGTGCTATTGGAGATACTCAAGTAGAAGGAACGTTTAATATGTATGGAGACCCAGCTACAGATACTTTATTAAAAAATATAAAACCTTTAATGGAAAAACAAACAGGATTAAAATTAATAGAAACATACTCTTATTGTCGTGTGTATAAAAAAGGAGATATTTTAAGACGACATAAAGATAGACCTTCTTGTGAAATATCTACAACTTTAAATTTAGGCGGAGACTCTTGGCCTATATATTTAGATCCTACGGAAAAACAAAATAAAAAAGGAATTAAAATAGATTTAAAACAAGGAGATATGTTAATATATTCTGGTTGTGATTTAGAACATTGGAGAGAAGCTTTTAAAGGGAAATCTTGTGTTCAAGTTTTTTTACATTACAATAAAAAAAACGAAAGAAGTTTAAAATATGACGGACGGTTACATTTAGGATTGCCCTCTATAAAAGAAATTTCTATCTCTGACAAAGATAGTGATTTTTTAATGTTATGAAAATAAATAAATTAATAAAGTCTGAAATGAAAAGAGAATACTTTTTTGTAAAGGGAAAGGTGTCACTAGACACTAAATATTTTATAAATAAAATAGAACAAGGAATACAAGAAAAAAGTAACAAAAATTATCAAACTAATCTTATTAGCGGCATGACTTCGTATCAATATTTTATAAATGATAAAAACTTTATTAAGGTATTATTACCTATGTTTGATTTAATAGATGCGACTGATTTTAAAGAATGTAATCGATATCTTTTACAAGATGCATGGGGGTTTAAACAATCTTTTTCTGATTACACTGTAAAACATCAACACTTACCGGCTTTTGTATCAGGTGCAATTGCATTAAATAAACACAGTCAATCATTATACTTTAGTGACATAAACGAAACTTTAGAATTTGAGCCGGGTAACTTTGTTTTATTTTCTAGTTTTTTAATGCATGGTAATAATAGAAATACTACTGATAAATCTAGATATGGATTAAGTTTTAATTTTTATCCAAAGCAGGCAACGTGAAAGAATTTAAAAACAACAAAAAAAATAATTTTATCGCAGGGTGGTATATAGACAAAAAAATTTGTAATAGTTTAATTAAATATCACAATAAATCTAAAAAACTTATTAGAGGCACATGTAATAGAAAAGGAGTTGTTGGCGTGTATAAGAACATAAAAGACTCTATAGATTTAAGTTTATCACCAGTAATTAAAGATAAAGTTCCAGAGGAGTATTTAAAAACATTATCTAAAGTTGTAGAAAAATATAAACAAAAATATGTTTATGCAGACTGGATGCATACTCAATGGAGTATTTATGAAAATTGGAATATTCAAAAGTATCCTAAAAAAGGAGCATTTCATGAATATCATTATGAAAGATCAGGAGCTACTGAAAAGTCTTGTCGTAGGCATTTAGTTTTTATGACTTATTTAAATGATATTAAAGAAGGTGGTGAAACAGAATTTTTTTATCAAAATTTAAAAATTAAACCTGAAAAAGGATTAACTTTAATTTGGCCAGCTGATTGGACATTTACACATAGAGGTGTTCCCTCTTCTAAAGAAATTAAATATATAACCACTGGTTGGTATAGTTATGCACAATAATTTTATATTTGAGAAAAACAACTTTTTATCTAAAGAAGAGTGTGATATACTTATTAAAGAACTGAAAGATAAAGTGAAAAAAGCAGAACAACAAGAATATGGTTATGAGTGTTTTGATTTAGAAGGCACTCCTATTTTTAATCAAATACAAAACAAAACTTTTCCTTTGTGGAATGAATATATAAATGCATTTCCTGAAGTTAATTTTACTACAAACAAATGGTCATTAACACATATGAGATTTAAAAAATTTAAACCAGGAAAACATTTTGAAAAATGGCACTCAGAACATAGTTATAATCATGCCACTAGAGTTTTAAATATACAACTATATTTAAGCTCTCATAAATGTGGCACAGAGTTTTATAATAAAAAAGTTGTAAAATCAGAACAAGGAAAAGTTGTTATATTTCCATCTTATTTTACTCATACACATAGAGGACAAAAGTGCCCTGATAATAAAACAAGATATTTAGTAACAGGGTATGTTAATTTTTTAAATTTATAACATGAAAAAAAATTTTATAGCTGTTAAAAAACAATTTATTACAAAGACTAAATGTAAAACTTTAATAAAAGCTTTAGATAAGGGTTTAATAACAGACAACAATAAAGACTCTAATTATAGCTTTAAAGATATTAAAGATAAAAAAATTCAAAAATTAATTGTTACTGAAGCTTTAGATATGGTTCAAAAGTATTGTTCTTATTACCCAGAGTTAAACTTAACAAAGGATAAATGGGCAATGACTTCTTTACGATTTAAAAAATTTAAACCAGGTGATTATTTTAACAAATGGCACTCAGAACATTGTGGTGACTATGCTACAAGAGTTATGGTATTTCAACTTTATTTAAGCGACCATAATTGTGGCACAGAATTTTTTAGTGGAGAAACAATAGAGTCAGAAGCAGGTAAAGCTGTTCTATTTCCACCTTATTTTACTCACACTCACAGAGGTCAACCTTGTCCTCAGAATAAAATTAGGTATTTAATTACAGGGTATTATAATTTTATTTCGTTAACTTAGAAACAATAGACTTATACTTTAATACTTTTTGTCTAAAGAATTCATTAACCTTTAACAAGGTTTCGATATGCAATTCTAGCTTTTCTATTCGATCTTTAAGATCAGTATTAAACTGAACCTCTGACACTTTTACTTGTTCAGCCATGTCTAATTTTAACTCTAAATCTTTAATAATATCGTCTTTTACGTCTTTCATCTTTAATCATTATATATTGATAAACGCCTAAAAGTCAAGTAAACTGCCGTCTACCTAAACCATAAAAAGTATGTTAAGGAATGATGCATGTTGCAAAAAATAGGATTTCAACCAGGAATAAATAAACAAATTTCAGAAACCGGAGCCGAAGGTCAGTGGATAAACTGTGATAACGCTAGGTTTCGTTATGGTGTACCTGAAAAAATAGGTGGTTGGAAACAACTAGGTACCTTAAATCAAAATGAATTAACTGGTGCAGGTAGAGGTCTTCATCATTTTATTAACAGTCAATCAAGAAGATATGCTATAATAGGGACTAATCGTATTTTATATGCGTTTTCAGGCGGTGTATTTTATGACATACACCCCATCAAAACTACAACAACTCTTACAAGTGCATTTAGCACAACCAATGGACAACCAGAAGTTACAATAACTTTTAGCACTTCACACGGTATATCTACAGGAGACATTATTTTATTAGATAATTTTTCTACAATAACTGGATCTAATTTTGGATCTTCTGATTTTGACGATAAAAAATTTATGGTAACTTCTACTCCTACATCAGCAACATTAACGATAACTATGCCTTCTAATGAATCTGGGTCTGGTGCTACAACATCTGGAGGTATTAGAGTGCAACACTATTATCCTGTTGGTACACCGGTTCAAGAAAAAGGATATGGCTGGGGTCTTGGATCATGGGGTGGACAAGCATCAAATGCGATTACCACAACATTAAACGGGGCTTTAGGTAATGATGCATTTGGAACTGGAAGTTCAGGAACTTCAATAACGTTAACAAGCACAGTTGGTTTTCCAGATACCGGAACAAATTTTATAAAAGTAGGAACTGAAGAAATATCATATACAGGAGTTTCAGGTAATGATTTAACAGGTATTACAAGAGCAGTAAGAGGAACGACAAGGGCCTCACACTCAACTGGAGCAACTGTAACAAACACAAGTGACTTTGGAGCTTGGAACCAACAAACAGCGGAAGGTTTAGCATTAGACCCTGGTATGTGGTCTATAGATAACTTTGGTGATAAAGCTATTTGTTTAATACATGATAGTGCTGTTTTTTCTTGGGACTCTAGTTTAGGTAACGCAACTACGACAAGAGCTTCAATTATTACAGGTGCACCAACAGCATCAAGACACATGGTTGTATCTACTCCAGACCGTCACTTAGTATTTTTTGGAACAGAAACAACTATTGGAGATATTACGACACAAGACGATATGTTTATTAGATTCTCGGACCAAGAAGATATTAATACATACACACCAACAGCAACTAATACAGCTGGTACACAAAGACTGGCCGATGGATCACGGATCATGGGAGCTATTAGAGGTAGAGATGCTATTTATGTTTGGACAGATACTGCATTATTTACACAACGTTTTGTTGGCTCGCCGTTTACGTTTGCTTTCTCACAAGTAGGAACTAACTGTGGATTAGTTGGACAGAACGCATGTGTGGAAGTTGATGGTGCAGCTTATTGGATGTCAGAAAATGGTTTTTTTAGATTTGCTGGTAGACTAGAATCTTTACCATGTTTAGTTGAAGATTTTGTTTATGATGATATAAATTTATTATCTGGTAACCAAATGGTGTCCGCAGGACTAAATAACTTATTTGGTGAAGTAATTTGGTTTTATCCATCGTCTACATCAGATGTAGTTAATAAATGTGTTACATATAATTATTTTGATTCATCTCCACAAAGACCAGTATGGACAGTTGGCACTTTAGATAGAACTATGTGGAAAGATTCTGCAGTATTTGGTCAACCACATGCATTAGATTATGATGCTGGTAATGATGCATCTTTTGATGTTATTGGAAATACTGAGGGTAGAACAGCTTACTATGAACACGAAGTTGGAACAGACCAAAATAGAAATGGAACGATAACTGCTATACTATCTAATATATCATCAGGAGATTTTGACATAAGTCAAAGAAGAGGAATCACAGGTCAGTCAACAGGCGTGGCTGATATAAGAGGAGATGGTGAATTTTTAATGAAGATAAGAAGATTTATTCCTGATTTTATAACACAAACAGGGACTACAAGAGTTACATTACAATTAAGAAATTTTCCAAATGACTCACAAGCAAGTTCATCTTTAGGACCATTTGATATAACATCAAGCACACTAAAAGTTGATACTAGGGCAAGAGCCAGAGCGATAGCTCTTAAAATAGAAAACACAGCGGTAAGTCAAAGTTGGAAACTTGGAACTTTTAGATTAGACATACAACCAGACGGGAGAAGATAATGCCATTAAATAAAAAAGGTAAAAAAATAATGAAATCTATGAAAAAA